GAAAAAGATACGTTAGAGAAAAAATATACCCGCTGCTTTGAGTTAGGTGACCGATTGTATGTACCAACTTATACTGCGCCAAGTTTAGGTGGTATCGAATATGTTGGGCCAGAAAGTAATACAGAAAACGGCTTTAGGTATTCTGAAACAGACTTATACGCAATGGGTGCTACATCTACTAAAGAACATTTATGGGTAAGGTCTTATTTAGATAGGGAGCAATTTAAATGAGTACAGACGTAGAAAAATACGTAGCCGCGTACAGAAAGATACGTGATGCTATAAAAGAGAAAGAGTTAAAGTACAAAGAAGAAGTCGCTGAACTCAAAGAACAACAAGACATGGTTGCAAGTAAGTTATTGGAGTTCTGTAATGAATCGAATCTAGATAGCTATAAGACATCTGAAGGGACAGTATCCCGAAGAGTCAGTACTAGATACTGGACTAGCGATTGGGAGCAGATGCATCAGTTCATAAAAGATAATGACGCTATGTATTTGTTAGAACCACGTATCCAGCAAACAAACATGAGGCAGTTTATTGAGGAGAATCCTGACAAGTTGCCAATTGGGTTGCAGTCAAATAGTGAATACAAAATATCAGTACGAAAACCAACCAAACGATAGGGAGTGAATATGCAAAAAGAAAGTCAATGGGAATCTATAGTGGTTACAAGTTCTAAGCGTAAGCTTTTTGAACGAGCATTAAAAGTAGCGCCACCAAGTGACGGTAAAAAATCGTTAACAGTTAAAGAAGTATTTGAGTCTATAAACAAAAGGGGAAATCATGGGTAACGTTGCAATATTTAAAGATCAAAATGCGGCAGTAAGTACAAAGCGGGAGCTTAGTGAGTTATCTAAGTCCCTCATGCAGAAGACTAGTGGTGGTACTAATAGACGTATACAGGCTAACACCAACGGTACTTTCAAACGTGTAGTAAATGGTGAAGTTATCGGTAGCGCAGTACGTGGTGAAATCAATGTAGTAATAGTTAACTTGCTAGAAAAAGTATCACGTATTTACTACAAGGAAAAGTTTGATCCTAACAAGGAAGCAACACTACCTAACTGTTGGTCTAACTTAGGTGACAAACCAGAAGATGGGGCGTCTGATAAGCAAAGTGCTTCATGTTTAACTTGCCCTCAAAATGTTAAAGGGTCTGGTCAGAACGGTGGTCGTGCTTGTAGGTATCAACGTAGACTTGCTGTATTACTAGCAGGGGACACTAGTGGTGACGTATATCAACTCAACATACCTGCTAAATCTTTGTTTGGTAAGGGTGTAAACAACTCACATCCATTTGAGTCTTACGTAAAGTACTTACTAGCTAATGGCGAGTCTATTGATAACGTCGTTACTAACGTAGCGTTTGATGCAAATGCAGACACAATGGAGCTTATATTTACACCAGTTCGCCATATTACTGACGAAGAATTTGAAGTAATGCAGCGAGCGCAAGCTACTCCAGAGGCTAGTATGTATACCTCTATTACGGTAGCGCAAACTGATGGTGTTAAGAAGCTACCTAAAGAAGAGCCAAAGATTGAGCGTTCCGATGAACCAGAGGATGACCCTGTTGAAGAACCACAAGTTCGCCCAGCTAAGAAAAAAGAATCTACTCCTAAAGCTAAGAAAGATGTAGCTGATGTAGTGGACGACTGGCTTAGCGAATAATGAGTTACGGTTATAGCATACGTTTAGTAGAGTTAAATAAGGAAGCTGATCGTAAGCTACTAGGAGTTCGCCTTGGGAGACAGTGCATCAAAATAGGTGTGTCTGTCTCTGAGGTAGCTTCTCAACTAGGTGTTAGTAGGCAAACAATTTACAACTGGTTTGTGGGGGTTACTACACCTAGAGCTACGCAAGTAGAGCTTATAAAAAACTTTATTAATCAAAACAAATAAGAGAGCGAACATATGGACTTACTTAATACAGTACAGCCGTCCTCTGGGTGGTTTTGCGTATTAGGTATAAAAGGGAAGAGAGTAGATCAGCACCTCGTTGAAACTAGGGAGGAGGTAGACAAACTTGTAGAGGACTTTGTTGCTGATAACTGGGATGTATATTTTGGGGTCGCTAAGTTTGCAACGGATGCAAATAGAACCAAGGATAACGTCCACTTACTTAAATCTTTCTGGGTAGATATTGATTGCGGAGAAGCTAAAGCTGTAGTTAGTGAGGAAACTGGTAGACCTGATGGGTATATCGATCAAACCACCGGACTAGAAGCACTCAAGGCTTTTTGCGAGAAGATAGGATTACCTGATCCGATTGTAGTTAACTCAGGGCGCGGTATACACGCATACTGGCCTGTAACTGAGGAGTTGACGCGAGAAGAGTGGGAGCCTGTTGCACGCAGACTACGTGATCTTTGTTTAACTCATAACTTTTATATCGACCCAGTAGTTTTTGAACCCGCAAGGATTCTTAGAGTACCGGATACGTATAATTTTAAAGATGATCCACCTAATAAAGTAACTGTATTAGAAGAGGCTGAGCCGACATCTATAGCAGATATACGTAGCATATTAGGTGTAAAGGAAGGGGTAGAGTCCGCACCAAAGCGTGAGATGTCTGAGCTTACTAAGTCCCTTATGGGTAACTACACATCTAGTTTTACCAAGATTATGGTGCGTAGTGTTAGTGAGAATGGATGTCAGCAGTTACTGGGTGCGTACAAAGACCGTGCAAACCTGACGGAGCCTAGATGGTTTAATGCTTTGTCGATAGCAAAGTTTTGTAGTGATAAGGACAAGGCTATACACAAGCTATCAAAAGACCATCCAGACTACGACCCTACTACAACTGAGGAAAAGATTGAGCACATCAAAGGCCCACATGGTTGTGCGGAGTTTGAAAAGTCAAACCCAGGAGGTTGTGAAGGTTGCCAGTTTAAAGGAAAGATTAAGTCTCCCATATCACTAGGCAAGGAAGTAGAAGAAGCTAGTGAGGAAGACAACACTATAGTTATTGAAGGTGAGGATGGGGAAGAAGATGAGACGCATGTAATACCTAAATACCCCGATCCGTACTTTAGAGGTAAAAATGGTGGTGTATATGTAACGCCACCCGAAGAAGATGCAGATCCAATACTAGTATATGAGCACGATTTGTATGTAGTGAAACGTATGTATGACCGTGACATAGGGGACATGATTGTAGTTAAAGTTCATTTACCATCAGACGGCATAAGAGAGTTTGTAATTGAAAGTGCTTACATGTCTAAGTTAGCGGACTTGGCGTCTGTATTAGCTAAGAATGGTGTGATAACTGTAGGTAGGAAGAAAGCGGAAGCTATAGCGATGTACATAGCACACGCAACTAGGAACTTACAATATAAGAAAAGGGCAGAGATAATGAGGAAACAATTTGGCTGGGCTGACAGAGACAGCAAGTTTATTTTAGGAGATCGAGAGATAAGTGCAGATGGCGTGTACCATAGCCCCCCGTCAGATGTCACAAAAGAGATAGCACCACGCATACACACCGCAGGGACTTTTGAGAAGTGGAAAGAGATATGGAGTATGTATGGTAGGGAAGGTATGGAGCCAAAAGCGTTTGCGGCATTAAGTGCGTTTGGCTCACCTTTACTTAGGTTTACTGGACAAAGTGGGGCGTTAATAAACTTAGTGCATTCTGATTCAGGTACTGGTAAGTCTACTGTTTTGTTTATGATTAATAGTGTTTACGGGCATCCTAAAGATTTATGTGGCACTCCAAAAGATACAGCTAACTCACTGTATAAAAAGCTAGGGATCTATAACCACTTGTGTTTTACGCAAGATGAGATTACTAACTTACCTGCAAAACTGTTTTCAGACTTTGCATACGGTGTATCTCAAGGTAAAGGTAAAGACCGTTTGACCGCAACTTCACAGTTAATGGAGAACAGCACTAGATGGCAATTGATTGGCGTAACGTCATCCAACGCTTCTTTCTATGACAAGCTGTCTATGTTAAAAGACGGAGCTAATGGTGAGTTAATGCGAGTGCTAGAATATTTAGTCGCGCCAGATACAATCATAGGAGTTAAAGAAGGTCGGCAAGCATTTGATAAAGACCTGATGGCTAACTATGGGCATGCAGCTGAGCCTTACTTTAACTACGTTGTTAGTAATTTTGAAGAAGTAAAAAAGACGGTGCAGGCTGTACAAGACAAGATGGACAAAGAATTACAATTAAGTCAGAAAGAACGGTTCTGGTCAGCAGTAATATCCGCAAACATTGCTGGGGGTATGATAGCCAGTAGAGCAGGTTTGATTGATTGGGATATGAAGCGCGTCTATCAGTGGGCTTGTAGCATGATGCAGGACTTACGTATGGATGTAAAACCACCCGCCGCTAGTGGGATGGCTGTGCTTGGGGACTACTTAAATACATACATTAATAACACACTGGTAGTAGACGACGGAGTAGATCAACGTAGCAAGATGAAAGCGCTACCAAAGATGGAACCACGAGGAGAACTACTTATTCGTGCGGAACCTGATACCAATCAAGTATTTGTTACGTTAAAGCATTTTAGGAAGCACTGTGTAGAGAACCAAATAAACTACAAGGACACACTTAAGTTGTTAGCAAAAGAAGGGGCTTATATTCATACACTCAATAAACGTTTGTCAAAAGGCATGAAAATAACTACTCCTGGGGTAAAGTGTCTACAGTTTGATATGGGTAATAGCGAGATAGCCAAAGACATTATGCAGCCAGAAGATGATAGTAGAGAAAGTACATTATGAAATTAACTGGGCTAAATTTAAACGAGGGACATCATTTTTTATACCCTGTTTGAACCCAGTGCAAGCTAAACGCACCATACTTGAAGTCACTAAACGCTTGAAATATAAGGTTTTATTTAAGGTTGTGATTGAGGATGGGGTGAGGGG